GTAAAAAAGGTGATGCTTACTGTGCGAGGTCCCTTGGACAAAAGAAACGTTCACCGGCAGCAGCTAAGAATCCTAACAGCCCATTAAACTTAAGTAGAAAGAGATGGAAATGTTCAGGAGCTAAATCAAAGAGGTAATCATGGCAGTTAAGAAAACCAAGAAAGATGCTTGCTACAAAAAGGTAGCCAGAGCTATGCCTAAGAATTCTGCATACAGATCAGGACACATGGCTAAGTGCCGCAAGGTTGGTGCTAAGAGTTACGGTAAAAGTAAGAGGAAGTGATATGGCAGTAAGAAAGACAGCTAAAGGCGCTTCTCTTAAGAAATGGTTTAAAGAAGATTGGCGTGATGTTAAGACAGGTAAACCTTGTGGTCGATCAGGTAAGAATGATAAGCGTAAAAGTTATCCTGCCTGCAGACCCAAGGCTGTAGCCTCTAAAGTAAAGAAGTCTGAAACTAGAAAGAAAACGGGACCTAAAGCAATAAAGTGGTCTGTTACTCCCTCTGGGAAGAAAAGGAAGAAATAATGTTAAACAACAAAAAGAATCCTATGATTAAAAAGAAGAAAGCTTTTAAACATTGTGCTGGTTGTAAAACAAAAGCAGCTTGTAAGAAAGCAGGTAAATGTGTAGGTAAGAAGAAATAGTTTATTACCATTAGGAAAAATTATGGACAGCAAAATGAAAGAAGAAAGAGCTCAGTTGGAAGCTCTTAGAGAGTTAAAGAGAAGAAAAAATCTAAAAGATTACTCTGAAGACTTTGAAAAATTTTCTGAAGAACAAATAAGAATTATTACTAAAGACGCTACTAAAGGTTTTGTGCCATTTAAATTTAATGAAGCTCAATCTATTATTAACGAAGCTTTAGAGAAACAAAGAAAAGAAACAGGTAAAGTTAGAGCTATAATACTTAAAGCTAGACAACAAGGTATATCTACCTTTTGTGCTGGAAGAGTATTCTGGAAGACTTACTTTCAACAACACACTAGATCTGTTGTGATGGCACATGATAGTGCTACCTCTGATTCTTTGTTTAGCATGAGTAAAAACCTAATTAAGAATATGGAAAAAGGGTTACAACCTAAGTTAGAAAAAACGAACGCAAAAGAAATTTCAATTCAAACGCCGGCATACCCTGATTCGGATGCAGTTGGATCATACCGTCTGTATACCGCTGGTTCACCAGAGGCTGGAAGAGGTACTACACCTACTATATTACATGGATCAGAAGTTGCATTCTGGCAACATGATGCTAAGATACTTGCTGGGCTATTCCAAGGTATATCACAATCAGATGGTACTGAAGTTATTATTGAGTCAACAGCTAACGGTGCATCAGGTTAATTTTATAGGTTGTATCAAGCGGCAGCTGCAGGTGAGTCTGATTATATAGCTATCTTTATTCCTTGGTTTAAAACTATAGAATATAAAAGAGAAGTACCTGAAGGGTTTGAATTAACATTTGAAGAAAAAGATTATAAAGAAAAGTATGACTTAACAGATGAACAACTATACTGGAGACGATTAAAGATCGTAGAAGGTGGAGTAGATAAGTTTAGACAAGAGTATCCTGCTAATTCAGAAGAAGCCTTCTTGGTTTCTGGTGCATCAGTATTTGACTCAGAGAAAATAAACTCATTTAAACCTACACCACCAATTGCATTGAGAGGCTATAATGATGATCTCGGTTCTTTTGATGACAGCCCTAGAGGTAATCTAGAAATATGGATACCACCTGATTGGCAAGACAATTATATTATAGGGGCTGATGTTGCTCTTGGTGTTAAACAGGATTATAGTACAGCTATAGTTATGAACACTAAAGGTCACATCTGCGCTATGTATAGAGATAATACGGTAGATCCTACTTTATATGGTGAACATTTATTTTATCTAGGTAGATATTTTAATAACGCACTGTTAGCAGTAGAATCTAATAGTATGGGTGTAGCTACATTACAAAGACTCAAACAAATGAGTTATGTTAATATGTATTATGAAACGAAAGCAGCTAGGTTAAGCTCAGAAGAAGGTCAAACTCCTGGATTCAGGATGACACACGGAAGTAAACCTAGAGTTATTGGTCAGTTAAAAAATGCGGTAGAAGAAGAAGACATTTGGATTCCTTCTAAAGTAATACTAGCTGAAATGAAAACATATATATCTACACCATCAGGTAAAACAGAAGCGTTACAAGGACATCATGACGATACTGTTATGGCATTAGCTATTACCTGGGAAGCTTATCGTACTAACATAGATAAATTATCAAATCAAAAAGTCGATTGGAGACAAAAGAACTTTGTCAACACTAATAATGAGGATTGGATTTAATGGCTAAAACAAGCAAACAGATAGAAGACGTTAGGGCTAGAATGATGAAAGACCCAAGACAAGCTAACTTTGCTAAGCACATGATTAATCCTGCTACTGAAGAAGGTCAAGAGAAAATAAAAAACTTTCAGGCAGCAGGAGTTAAGGCTTCAGCAGAGGCTCGTAGACTAAAGAAAGAACGTGACGCTAGAATTAAAGAGAAAGCCGCCGAGATGGCTGAGACTTTAGAAGCACTTAATGTTGTTGCACAAGATCCTTTGGATGTAATGAAATTGCTAATGCATGAAGCAATGGAAGCAGGTGATCGTGAAGAAGCATTTAAAATAGCTAAAGAACTAGGCGAATATAAAGCACCTAAGAAAACAAGAGTGGAAACTGTCAACACAGAAAAAACTAGTGCAGACTTAAGTGTAGAAGAGTTAGAAGAATTAG